GGGGGCTTCACCTGTCTCATTCGTTCCCTCAACTTGCCCCTCTAGGGGTGCTTCAGCAACGGTTTCAACAGTGTTTTCAATATTACTCATAGAGTCCTCCTTCGGCGGTTGCTCTACCCCTAGCGCTGGGTGCTACATAATCTCCTGATTTGGCAACTGTGTATTCGGCAGCGGGGCACCCGCAGACAGAAGTTGAGCGAGAATCTCAGGCGGAATATTGCTCGGCATCGGCATGCCCCCAGTCGGAGGAGCCTCAGCAGCACCCATACCGGGCACCATCCCCTCAGGTGGCATCATGCCTTCAGGTGGCATACCACCAGCCTCAGGCGGCATCATGCCGCCAGCAGGCATCAGGAACCCTTCCGCCTGCTTGATGCCGAAACCGTACTGCAACACGTAGGTCGCCAGTTTGCCCATGTCCAGAATGCCAGCCCCAGCAAACGGAGCCATCGCGTCCACAATCTGCAACGCACGCTGGCGTCGGAACGACTCGTTCATCGGGGCAGTAGACCCAGCCTCAACCTCATAGTCAAACTCGCCCTGAATGTAGTCGCGGTCAAACGTCAACCACAACGGTTGAGCCTCAGAGCCAACGATACGCACCGCCTGCTCACCGGTCATGAACTGCTGTGCAAGCATCACCAAACGGCGACCACACTCAGCAATCGAACGCTCAATGATTGCCAGTTTGTCGCTCGCACGCGCATTCGAAGCATCTTGAACAATTGCTGCTTCTGTGGCTGTGCGACGAATCTCAGGCAACGCACCCTGCTGATATTCGCTCACACCAGACACACGGTTCATGTCCGTGGAAATCAAATCCGACTGGTTGTACAACTCTGGCGGGTTGATAACAGCAGGCATCGGAACAATCACATTGCCGATGTTGTCATCCGTAATAACGGGAACCATCACATTGTCTTCATCGGACTCCAACGCCTGACGACCATCGGTATCAAACGCAGTTTCCTTGTACAGCCACTTGCGTGAGAACCGTTTACGGTGGTTCATCATTTGTGTACGGGTCTGATTCAACTCGTGTTGCAGCGGCTCAATCGCTTCCAGTTCACCCATCGGATAGAAGGTTTCTGGTACGTCATAGTTGCGAATCATCACAAACGGTTGACCGAACGCAAACGGAATCTTCTTCGGGGCGACAAGGAACTTGTCCGACCCGTCACAAAACACCGACACGGTGTCACGGTCAATGTCGTACCACTCCCACACCTCAACATACGAATCTGCTGGGTCCTGTGAACGGCGCGGACGGTACGCATCCTGACCCCATTTGCTGTAATGGCTCGGTGCTGCCTCTTGACGTGCAGTCGAGTTGTACCGCTTGTCTTTCTTCACATCTTCAAGTGGGCGACGAATACGTTGCGCAACCCAACGAGCATCTTCCATGCTGGTTGCATCAGGGTCAACAAACACATCAAACGGCGAAACCCGTTCAACGAACGGGCGGTCCTCTTTGACAATCAGATTTGACTCGGCAACATTCTCGTCACGAACCTCAGCCACATCATCAAACGAATCAAAGTTCTCCTCGGCAACCTTCTCTTCTTCAACATACCGATACCCGGTCTTGACCCAACCGTGACCCAAAATCAAACAATCTTTTACCGCACGACGAAACTCTTTCTGACAGTCATAGTGGCGCCACCAATAGTTCAGAATCGCCTCGGTCACAATCGCTTTGTCTCCATCAACTGGCCGTTTAGCGTTCACCGTAATCTTCGGATGATTCACCGACACCGAAGGCGCCACAATGTTGATGGTTGAAAAAGCCATGTTCACCAGCAACTGGTCCTCACGAGTGTCGGTACGGTGATGCTTGCCTCGATACAGGTCAATCATGCGTTGCCACAAATCGTCGTACTTCTCTTCTTTGCGCCAACGACGCGAATGCTCCAACTTATTGCGGTACCGCTTCAACAACTCGTAGTTAGAAACCCGTGCCATTATTCCTCTTTCCCTTTATGCCATCCAATGTGTTCATCAAGTTTTGATGCCACTTTGTCAACCTTGTGGGCGACATTCCGAAGCAGCACCCTGCCTTCGGCATGCTGCTCAGCGTTCTCTTTACGCAGCCTTTGCAGCAGAACAACTATCGGTCCCGAAATAACCGCAACCGCAATCGGAACCAGAATAGTCTCCACCCCATCACATCCAGTTTGTCACCGGTTCAGCGTTATAGCCGTTTATCTTGGCTTGCTCAACTGTTTGACGTTGACGCTCCCGAATCGTCGGACCGTGAAAATCCTCACGCCCATACGTGAAACCCAGACGCACACCCTTCACATGGCAACGGAAACACACCGCCCCACGGCGGGGCAATTCCTCAGCCTCAAATACGCGGGAACACTCTTCGCAAACAATCTTCTGCATCACCCTTAGCCCAAACTGCTACTTCTCACGTTATGGGACCCAATCGGCTCCCTATTTGGCTTACTTTCGCGAATAATCCTAGATTCCCACCACTGCAACGTATTTACCTTAGCCGTATCCGACGACCTGTACTCAGGAAGCCACACATACTTCAACATCTGATTCGCAATCGCCAAAGACATCACCCTGTCATCATGCGGAGAACCATGCATCTTGCCGTTCTCCTCACGCACAAACGTACGCAACTCGGCAACCGTTTCTTTGCACCCCAACCACAACACCTCATCGCGAATCGCGGCAGACAACTCGTCAATAGCCAACGGCTTAGACACACTCGTCGTACGCCACCCCAACGTCTCAGACACCGTAGGGTTGCGTTGACCCAACCTGCGTTGCCTAAACAGATTCTTGTAGCCGACACGCTGCAACCCTTTCAGGGTTGTCAAACCGTGGTTGTTGGACTCGACACCCACAAGCGCTTTGTTGTACCACCACCCAATCGCATACAATGCCTCTTCACCGAACAAGTCTGCGTCAATGTGTCCGTGCCAATGCGCAACAATCTCACCAGTTGAAGCGTTGATGACATGAGCAGACGAATAGTCTCCATACCCCAAACCTTCAGCAACGTCAGCGCCCACAACATACACCTCGCCAAGTTGCGGAAAATCCCACACACAAAACTCGCCGCCATCTTCACGAAACTCGTACACACCTCTACCGGGCATCTTATGCAGGTAACCGCGATGCGGTTCAACAACCTCAAGGCTTCGCAACACCTCCAAATCAAACACAGGGCGACCAGAACGAATAAAGGCTTCGTCGGGGTCGGACGGGTACTCTTGAGCCAACTGCCAGTCTGGCAGGTCGCGGCGTTTCGCTTCATACCATTCCTCGTCACGTTCACCCGCCGACCACGGGAAAAAGATGCCGACGAACCTGTTGGTTCCTGTTTGGGAACCAACCCACAAGTCGTGGAAAATGTTGCCCTCACCATTCGCAGTGGACAAACAGATGACACGGCCACCGACGTCAGCAATCGGCTCGATAGAAGCCCACGCCTCATCGGGGTTCGGTAGAAACGCCATCTCGTCAATCACCACCCGATACACCGCTTCACCGCGCGCCGGGTCATTACCGCTCGGCAGCGACTCGACAGATGACTCGTTGGAAAACACCATCTTCAACTGGTTATCGACCAGCACATCTGGTCCACGAACTTTCATCCACTGTGGCAACATCTTGTATCCGTATTTTGTTTTCTGCAACAGTTTTGATGCCTCACGTTCTGTGCGCGACAACATGACCACGAAACGGTCAGACCAGAAGAATGTTTCCCAAAACACGAATGCTGCAGCCAGAGTAGAAAACCCAATCTGGCGTGCTTTCAACACAATCGTATAACGATGCTCCATCCAGTTGCGTGCGGTTTCAACTTGTGCTTCACGTAACACGAACTTGATGCGCCCCCGTTCAGGGTGGCGAATAAACCAGTAGGTTGAACAGAAGTGTTCAAATGCTTCCAAAGCGTCGTCAACGGAACCGTTTTCTGGTCCTTTGCATTTGCGCCACTCCTTCTCGTTGAGAAGGTCTCCCAAATCCATTTAGCGCCTCTTTGTTTTGCTCCTACCGAACGCTTTGTCGTTCGGGTTCACCCAACGTAGAAACGGTGGAAGCACGGCAACAATCGCCGCTTTCAGTAGGTCTTGCGGGTCGAAGTTGCCGGTGGCAACAACGGCACCAACTGCTGCGAGCGCTGCTCGCGCATACGACAACAATGCTGCCTGCTGCTTTTTGTCCAGTTTCATTTTCCCTACTTTCGTGGTCATTCGGCTACTTCGGTGGCAGGTGGAACGAACTCGTCTAGTTCTGCGTCGTAGCGGTCACCGATACCAGCGTACTTAGAACGGAAGTTGCCGTTGTACGAAGTCTGCTTCCATTCGCCTGCCAGACCTAGCGAAGCGATGAACGCTTGACCGACAGGTTCTGACGCAGGGAAGTCGCCGCCGCCGCAGTCATCGTTTGATACGACGATGACACGCTGAACGATGCCGTTAGTTACTTGTGCGAAGTGAGCCACGATTAGACCTTGAACCTGACAAGAACGATACCTGAACCACCATTGCCGCCAGCGCGAGCAATAGTGCCATCATCACCGCCGCCGCCGCCTCCACCGCCTGTGTTTGCAGACGCATTAGCACCTACCGCTGTTGCGCCGCCATTCCCGCCGCCGCCACTTCCACCACTACCAGCAGTTCCCGTACTGCCGCCGCGACCACCGCCGCCGCCACCTGCGTAGCGCGTTGTACCACTTGCTTCGCCTCTAAATGCTGACGCATCATAACCTGCGCCACCATTGCCGCCATTTGCGCTGCTTGCGTTTGAACCAACGGCAGACCCGCCGCCACCGCCACCACCGCCAGAGTTGCTAGTTCCATTTGTGCCATCGCCGCCATTGTTGCCGCTAATACCAGAAGCCATGCTCGCACCACCAGAACGAAGCGCGGTGCTTGTCGTAGCGAAGCCGCCGCCGCCTGATGCGCCCCAACCAGCAACCCTTTGTTCGGATTCAATACCGCCACCCAAACCACCACCAGCAACGCTTACGCTTCCGCTGGTGTTGCCGATAGATGAAGACGACGCAATAGTCGCGTAGGTTGTGCTACCAGCACCGCCACCGCCAACCACAATGCTTTGATTTGCCGTCAGATAAATCGTTTCTTCAAAAACCCCACCGCCGCCACCGCCGCCAGCACCACGGGTTGCCGCAGAAATACCACCGCCAGCACCGCCACCACTTACAACCAGCACATCAAACAGACCTGCCTTCGTCACCGTCAAAGTACCCGACGATGTGAAGGTCAGAAGCGTGTAGTTCACACCACCCACCGTGATAGACGACGACGAGCCACCCGTCGCCACACCGTACTCCATGATGTTCACCGTGTCAGTCGTCTGCGACGACACATAACCCAAATACGAACGACTCATTCCGCTACCTCAACTGTCGGTGAAACGAACACATCATTCTCGGCATCGTAGGTGTCGCCAATGCCAGCGAACTTTCCACGAAAGTTGCTGTTGTACGAAGTTTGCACCCACTCACCAGCGATACCACAAGCGGCGATAAACGCTTTGCCTGCGGCTTCGGTTGGTGCGTCGGCGTTGCCGACGACGATGACTTCACGCACCACACCGTTCTCTATCTTTGCGAAGTGTGCCATTACGCCACCACCAAAGTTCCCGTGGAATCCCACGCAATCCAAGTGTACGAACCATCAGTACCCGTAGTTGTCGTGCCCGTGCTACTGATGCTCAGACCTGCGCCCGTTGCGTTAGCAGTAAGCCAACGCACCACGACACGACCTGAACCGCCGCTGTATGAAGTTGTGTTGTAAGTGCCACCGCCACCACCACCACGATTCGCCGCACCGTTAGAACCAGCGGTAGGAATACCAGAACCACTACCGTTGCCTGCGTTTGTGCCACCCGTTCCAGCAGTACCGTTGTTGTAAGCACCACCGCCACCGCCACCGCCATACGAGATAGCGGTTCCCGTGTAAGAGTTAGAAACAGCCGCACCACCGTTGCCGCCTGTCGCACCAGAACCGTTGCTACCTGCACCACCCGCACCACCGCCGCCACCACCAGCAGTCGTACCTTCTTCGCCGCCGTTGTTGCCTTGACCGCTTACACCTGTTCCACCAGAACCGCCACCAAAAGAGTTTGCCGCACCAGCACCACCGCCAGAACCGCCATTGCCGCCGTTCACCGTGTAAACAGCACCACCGCCACCACCCATAACGCTGTCAAGAAACGATGACTGACCACCCGAATAGCCGACACTCTGCCTACTGCCTGCTGCCGCACCACCAGCACCGACGACCACCGTGTAGGTCGTCTTGCCGATAATGCCGCTACCCGTCTTTACGCCGCCGCCGCCACCGCCGCCAGAACCGATACTGAAAATGTCTGCACCACCACCGCCCGAACCGCCACCAGCAACAAGCAGGTACTCAACATTCAGATACGCCATAGTCGGCGCAACCTGTGACGACTGCGACGACACATACCCAAGTTGACGGCGAGCCGTAGCCATCGGCTAAACCTCAGACCGAAATACGATTGACGAACCCGTGAACAACAACAACGTTCGCCGTAGCAGCAAACGCACGCACAACCTTAGCGGTCGCATTGCCCTGAAGAACAAGACCCGGAATGACCGTCACAAGACCAGCCTCAGGCAGCACCGTCAACTCGATGTTCCCATCGGGAGCGGTAGCCTCACCCCACTCAATCGTCAGTTTCACTGACGACGACGAAGTGTTCACCGCATACAACCAAATCTCATCAATAGTCGTTGTGGTCGTTGAAGCCGTATGAACAGCAGTACCAGCAGTCGCGGTAGCCGCAACCTTGATACCCAACCCAGTACCCGTAGTCCCAGCAGGCTGCAAAGCCAGTTTCGTAAAAGTTGCCATATCTACTCCTAGTCCCCAGTGCTACCTAGTTGAAAACCGCACCACAAATCACATTATCGGCATCATCAAACGACACCGCAGGAGCCATCGAAGACACAGCCCCAGAAAACACGCCAGACGCCACAATGTACTCAACCAACTCCGACAACGTAATCTTCTTCGTCGTCGTAGCACTCACATCCACAACAGGTACCACATCGGTATCTGCCGCAGAAGCACCCAAAAGTGCTGTAAGTTGTGAAATTTTTAGGTCAGCCATTGCCAGCCTCCAACAAAACGAACCCTCCATCCTCTAGGAGCAAATCGCTACCATCTTCCTGTTCCAAGTTAGAAACAACAAAATCTCCGTCATTCCAAAATGTGTTCGCAACATCACCCCACGTAGAACCAGACGCACCTTGCGTCACATAGTAATCAAACTGCAACGAACCGCGATACTGCAAACCAGTAGCCGACCAATGCGCATACAGCAAATCACCCAACGTATCCCCAGCCTCCGGATACATCGCCATCAAAGCGGTATACATCGCATCATTCGTGGAAGCCATCACACCACCTTCAGGCGAGTCTCACGCTCACGCACAGCCATAGCGGCAATCAACTCATCCAAATCCGCATCCGACAACTCAGCCACCCGCTTCTCACTCTTGACCTCAACCGTTGGCGGAGCCATACGGTTAGTTGCCTGCAAATACAGTTGAGCCGACTTCACATCACCCTCAACGGCTTTGGCGTACAACGTGTCCAACAGACGCTGTGTGCGTTCCGGCGAACCCTGCACCTCATCCACCTGCTTGGACCAAACGTCTTTGAACGCAGGACGCTTCTCCCAACGACGCAGAGTGGTGATATCGACACCCAACTCGGAAGCCATCTGCGTCTTCGTTGACGGAACCCGCTCCGAAGGAGCGGTGCACAGCCAGTCAACATAACGCTGCTGGCTGGCAGTAAGCGTCACCTGTTCGTTCATCTATCTCTAGGTTGTGTACGCTACTTCCGCCACGGAGAGTGGTTGGTTGACTACAGATGTAGCGTGTGGGGGGGATTATAGGGGGGGTCGGAAAAGCCATAGCATTAGCCAGACGCCGCCACCCGTAAGGGTGGGCGGCTACACGTACACAGGTTCAGAGAAAGGGGATTTATGCCTAAAACCGCTGCGTGGCAACGCAAAGAAGGCAAAAACCCTGCCGGTGGACTCAACGCCAAAGGACGCGCCTCATACAAAGCCCAAACAGGCGGCACCCTCAAACCACCAGTGTCTGCCAAAGCGGCAGCCAAATCACCCAAAAAGGCTGCACGTCGCAAATCTTTCTGCGCACGCATGGGCGGAATGCCGGGACCGATGAAAGATTCGAAGGGGCGACCCACCCGCAAGGCTTTAGCGCTCAGAAAATGGGATTGCTGACCCATCCATTCGTGTGACACCCGTCACCTAAGCCTATCCAGCACACCCCTCCCGCCACAAACGGGAACCATCCATTCTATATGTGGGCGCACA